TGTCGTAGAGATTATCTTCTACAGCTTCTTCTGTTATTGAGAACGCCATTGCGACAGTTTCATGGTTATATCTTGAAGTATAAGCTTCATTTGCATCATCAAATGTGACACCAGAACCCTCTTGCTTAGTGGGTGCTGCACCGAAGCCACTTAACATTACTTCTTCTTCAAATGCTCGGTCAGATGACTCTGTATCGAAGATTTCTGCATGTTGACCTTCATACCTATTATACTCCATACCAAAGAGAGCGTTCAAGCCAGGCTCTAACTCTTTGGCGAGTTGTGCTCTTGAAATAGCCATACTACACTCTCCTTATGATGCAGTAGCGTCAACGTCAGAAGACAATAACGCATGATTGTTGATTTTAACTATGTATGAAACACCAGCAGCACTGTGGTCAGCATTAGTTACTTCTTCGTGAATACCTAAAATCATAAACACATTTGAAGTATCTGTATCTTCAGCAGTTGAAATATCTAGTACAGCAGAAGAAATACCAGTTGTAGTATTACCACTAGTTCCACTAGCCATATCAGCAGTTTTGAAGATATCTGCTTTAGCAGTTGCTCTGTCAGTGTTTGTTCCATCACTTGCGATTATAAATCTCTGTGCTGGATTGTCATACACAAACCCTTTGATGTCAAAGTTAGTATTAGCTGATCCGCTTCCGGGCCAAGTATTACTAAACCTTAACTTGCCAGTAGTTGCATCCACGAATTCACACCCAGCAAAGACACCAACTAATTGATCTCCGTTACCAGTTGCAGAAGCGATCTGAATAGTTCCACCAGTTAATTCAGCTTTTACTGGTGAACCTTGAAAAATCGCAGAAGCATCACTAGCAATAAAGTATTGACTCGTACCTTGAGTCGCTGGACTAGAACCGTGCATTCCTACAGGTTTTAGACCAAAAGCTACATTTGCATTAGCCATTTATTGCTCCTTCTAAGTTATTCGGAAGGTTTTTTCTCCCCACCGAAAGTTACACGACTTTGCCTATCAACAGTGATAGGCATCGAGGGATGTTGTTCCCTCATCAAGTTTTCATCCACGGCTTTCAGTTGCGGGTCTGATCCCGAAAATATTCAGTTCTCTCTTGCACCGTTTCTGTGGGTATTCGTGCCAACATTAAACCACCGACACCAATAATTCCTTTGTTTTTACCCTCTTCTATAACTGGATATTTTGCAGCTTCTGAGCCATATTCATCTGCTCTAACTGGTTCCCATCCTTCTCTCATTCTGGAAAAAACATTTGCTTTATCGTCTTCTCCTCTTAATTGAGTTCTGATCCAACGATGTTCATATCCATCTGGAGCAGGGGGAGCATCCAACTTAGCTGGAGGTTGCCAAGGTTTTCTCCTTGTATTATTTGCACGACTTTCTGTTTCTCGTGATATTCTTTTTTCTGCCATTTCCTACTCCTTCACATATTTAGCGTATTCTTCAAGCGGAACATTCAATCGTTTCGCAATGGCTATTTGCGATGGAGTCAATTTGACTGTTCTGCGTCCCTTTGTTGACGACTTTGAAGCCGTTGTCCCAGCAGAGGCGACTCTGGGACTATTAGATCTTTTTTGAGCTTCTTGAAATTTATGCGGAAACTCTGATCTAATTCTGTTATCCAGTTCAGTATAGTATTCATCTGACGTTGCGTCAAACCCTTCTTCTTCAATTAATTGTTTATGTAGTCCAAAAGCCGCATAAGTCATTGGTTGATCTTGACCAAACCATGTGTTTTTCTTTGCCCAATCCTCTGCTTTTGGGTCTGGTTTTGGAGGAGGAGCCGCTGGTGCAGGTTGTGCAGGAGCAGATGCTGTTCCATTTAACTTTGCCCTTTCAGCCTCTTCCTCTCTATCTTTTTTCATTTGATCTAATTTAGCTTCTTGCATAGCTATTCTTGAAATGTTTTGCTGTGCCTCATACATGGCATCAACATCATTTTCTTCAACAGCTTTTCTATAAGCTTCTTTTGCAGCTATGGATTGAGATTGCACTCTTGTGTCAAACTCACCAACATATGTAGTATCTAGCTTATTTAATTTTGCTTTTAATTCTTCGTTTTGTTTTTTGACAGATTCAGCAAATTTAATTGCTTCGTTTCTCTGTCTTTCTTCTTCTCGAAACTTAGATGTAAGCTTGCTGATGCGTTTTTTGACAGATTCGGAATATTCAGACAAGTCATCAGCATCTGAAGCGTCCTGTTTTTCCTCCTCGGCTGGAGCTTTGGAATCTGCGACAACTTCTTGTTTATCGTCATCAACCTTCTCCTCTTCTATTTCTATTTCTTGACCCTCTTCTATTTCTTCTTCGACTTTATCTTTTTCTTCTTGCATACTAAGCTCCGTATGATTTGATGTCGTCAGGATCGACAATGGTTGCAATGACTTCATCGTCATTGATTATTCTTACTTCCCCACCCTCTATTTGGAATCGTGAACCAGCGTAACGACCAATACAAACCCAGTCGCCCTCTTTACACCAAGCTCCGTCTTCTCCAAATTTGTCAATATCCTTGTAAGCCAAAGGCCCGACTTTAGCTACATACGCTGTAACTGTGGCTCGTGCTTCTCTTTCTCTTACGGGATCTGGTACAAAAACACCACCTTCAGTTTTTTCTTTGCCCATGTATGGCATAACTAGTATTCGCCAACCTGTTGGCTGTGGTATTCTTTCTATTAATTTTAGCTTTTTTGCTTGTTCTTCGGCTTTTTTCTTTGCGTTCCTCTGTGCTAGAACGTAATCAGGTACTATCAGACTCATCATCCACCTTTTTTAGCAGGGTTTGTATTTGTTCCAACGCATAGGTTAATCCCTGTATTTCACCTACCATTGCCTTATAATGACCAATATCAGAAGCACTTCCACTGGTCAAGGAAATACTTATGTCATTAATTCTGTTATTTAAATCTTTTTTATATTTGGTTAAAAATTCTGTTATGTACACTAATTTTTTCCAGAAGTAGATAAATAATTATAAGCATCTTTTACAGCGTCCTCTACAGCACCATAAGCTTCTTGTGCAGTCGTGGAAGTCATACCTGTTCCAAGAACCGAAAGAGCATCTACTATACCACCCATAGAACTAGGACCAGTAAAACTAGGAGAAGCAGGATCCTTTGTCGGATCATATGAAGGAGTGCCTTTAGCTGCAAATGTGTCTCTCCCTATTGATTGTGCCATTATTGATGGTAAAGATAATCCTGCCAAATTACTAAAAGCACCGATAGCAAGTGATGCCATAGGATCTTTTTCTCTTTGTGCAGCTATTTGCCCGAAGGCTGTTTGTTGACCTACGGGATTAAAAAGAGATCCAAAACCTCTTTGTACTCCTTCTCTTGGTTGATTTGCTGGTTGATTTGGATCAAATCCTGCAAGACTAGGGTTATTATTTGGGTTGCTATAAACGTCAACATTTTTTTGTGCTATATAATTCATGGTATTTTGATTACCATCAAATATATCAGTGTAATCTATATTTTTTGGATCTATTCCAAAAGCTTTACTAAAAAACCCTTCATATCCATAAGGATTTGTGGAAGTTATGCCTAAAGCATCCTTCATAGCATCTTGTTGAGAATAAGTATCGCTACCTGTTCCAACTCCTGCTGTAGAATAGTCAGTAGTTACCGACTGATTAGCTGCCGCAGCATCGTCACTAAAATCACCACCAAAAGTTCCAGCGGGAGACGTATCGGTGTCAGAAAATTCAGCCACTAAAATATTCCTTTGAATTTTTTACCTTTGACTTGAGCACCACAACCTCTAAAAGCACCACCATCTCTGTATTTTGGCATCTTTGGCATTCCACCACCTGCTTTGTTCTGAGGTTTTTCTATTACACCTCTACCGATAAGAATATCTTTCATGGTTGTTTTACCATCACCACTTAAATCTGGAAATTTTCCTTTAGCTGCTTTGATCGGTTTTGCTTTGTTCATTGTTTTCTCCAATATTTGTGAACCTCCGTCTTTTCGACTACGACCCTTATTAATTAAATCTTTTGCCTGATTGTAGTTTATTCCTAGATCATTTGCAAACTGTCTAACCCTTGCCATGTGCTCTCCTTATAGATTCTTTACCTTTTTTAAATATAGCAGCCACTTTATTCTTCTTCATGACCTTTGCTCTCTGCTCACCGACTGTAAGTATTTGTATCTTTCTCGCATATGGTTTATTAATTTTTTTAACTTTTGCAACTGTCGCTCTTGCGTCTGCTTCTGTGGCAAATTTGATCCTGACGGTGTCTTTTGGATTTTCATCCGTGTATAATCTTCTACCCGAACCTTTTGGTTTTTTTCCAGTTCCAATTTTAGGATCTTTTCTTTTTACCATTTTTCAAAATACTCGTTAGTGTTTTGGCTTGTTTTGCATGTAATTTAGAAGCTTTCTTCAAACCTTTAATTACTTTCTTAACTTTTCGTTTCATATTCAGTCTCCTCTATAGGGATAATACACATAGGACATTTATAAGTTGTAAGTTTCACAACACCCGCAAAAGGTATTGGTTCTTCTGCTTCTGTTTTAGTATAGGCTATTTTATGTATAGGGCAAATACTTGCTGGAACTATCTCTATCATCTATTATTTTTAACTCCTTCTACATGTTTTCTGTAAAAATAATTACCTATCTTATTAAAAAATTTAAATAATTCCAAATTTATTCTTGTCATTTCTTTGTATCCGTCTTTTTCATCTTATCATAGCTCCTCATTCCGCCAATTCCGAGCATACCAAACATCAAAGGCATCATCACAGACATATCCGCTTGTGGTATTGTAATTCCAAAACCAGCACAAATTGGTGCTACCATGTAATTTATTCCAAGAGACAGACCCGAAATCCAGCCAATCAAGGGTCTCCAAGACGATTGAAACCAGTTACCTTTGGCATCTTCTTTCAACACATCTATTTGAGCAAGTGCTAATTCTTGAGCATGTTTTTCAGACATAGTGGCTATATCGTGAGCAAGCTTTGCTTTCTGATCTGCGTCTGGAATAAATTTATCTAGTAGTCCTGTTACTGGACCTATCAATGCTTGTAACATTAGTATCTCCCTTATGTTCGTGACCCATCCAAATACCAAAAACGCCTGTCATAACGCCCATGACAACCGATACAAAAGCTGATTGAGAAGCAGTTGGTTCATCCAAAGCCATGAACCATTCTGCACATCTCCATGACATGATTGTACTAACAAGCATCATCAGTCTCGGGAGGATCTTCCATTTCAAAAACGTCTCTACATTCATTGCATTAGTAACTCATTCAAACCAAAACCCTCTAATAAAATAAGAGTAAAAAACAATAATAAAATACCACCTGCTATTAACTTACCAGAAAAATTTGTTGAGCCAATCTTTATTGCAACAAATTCATTACTTAAGATTCTTAAAGATAGCTCAAAACTGTTCTCGTCAATCTTTACGTTTATTGGTTTTTTATCTTCTTGTTTCAATCTTTAATACTCCTCAAACTCTCCATCACTCGGTCTATGTCAGGCTCTTCTCCGTTCGGATCATACAAACATTTATATTTTTTAGGACACCAACTCTCTATCATCATTGTAAATGTTTTGTTGCCACCTTCATAAATACACGCTTTTTTTTGTGTGTATTTTGACGTAATTCTTTTCTTAAGTCTACAAGTTGTGTACTTTTTTGGGTCTGGTTCACGCCATGTTTTCTGTTGTCTTGTGTAATCTCTAGGTGTGAATTTGTAATCACCTCTTGCTTTCTTAATCCAAATACTAGCAATTAATACTGCAAACGCTCCAACTAAAAGTGCACAGATAAGCCAGCCAATAGCCTCACCAATTTGTCTTCTCAACTGTTGTTGTTTGTATATTGTCTGTTGTCGTTCTTTTCGTATCTGACCTTCCATAGCCAGAAGATCATTATAGGCTTGAGGACCATAAGTCATATTTAAAAACATTTTAAGCTCGTATCTTTGTTCCTCTAGCTTCTTTTTTGCAGCAAAAGCTGCCATAGCCGCTTCTTCTACAGATCCAGCCTTGAATAATTTACCAAACAATGGAGGGTTTTTTGCCTGTTTTTCTGCATTATCAACATCAGATACGGCTCCCATCCATCTTCCGATGTCCCCTGACATTTGTTCAATATCACGACCTACTGCAAATCCTTTTTTGATTGCGTCAAATGCTTTCGATGCCACTCCTACGGCTACTGATATGGTTACTGGATCCATAATATACTTTCATCACAATTTACTTCTTTTTGTTAGCTTTTGCAGCAGCCATGTTTATTCTATAAACATTTACATCGTTTCTATCATCAGCGATGTTTGACTGTAGTTGTTGTCTTTGTTGTGCAAGTTCATAAGCTTGTTGTAATTTGGCAGCGTCAATCTGGAAATTCATCTGATCATTCATTGCTTTACGCTGTAACTCTGCTGAGTCATTCTCAAGTTCTTGTTTTCTGATCTCAACCAAAGGATCTGGTGGTGTTGCTGGTGCTAATGATGGTAGTAATTCATTCAATATCTCACCAGTTTGTTGAGCAATCGCTGCTTCTACTGCTGCAGGATCGATTTGCGGAACTGGCTTTCCTTCTGCTTGAGCTTGCTCTATGCCCTTTTGGAAGAAAGCTGTAACCTGATCTCGAGCCATCATGCCTATGTGATCTTGTACATGTGCATGTAACATCAAAAATCCTTGTGGATTTGCCTGTGATGCTGGATTTGCCAAGAAAGGTATGTGTGCTCTAACATGTGCTTCATGATCCTGCTCGGGAAAAGCCTGTAAAGGCATGCCTTTTAGTGCATTTCCATTCTCGGTTGCTGGATCAATAGGTGCTGGTTGTGGTGGCTCGGGTAGAATTGCGTCAATATTCTTAATATCTAACGCATCATACATCCTTCTGTACGCCTCACGAAGATTGTGCATCTGTGGTGCGGCTTGTGCCATCTGTAATTGTGTTTGAGCAAGCGATAATCGCTGTGCCATAGAAAAAATGTTCGGATCTGACACTGGAAGTATGTCTACACGACCATCAAAGTCCTGTTGCATGGTCTCTGGAGGCACATTTCCAACAAAATATGGGTATGGAACGGGATTTTCGCTAAAAATCTCCGATAACATGCGAAATTCTTGCTTTTGTCCGTAATGTAGACGCTTATGTATGCTTGAAATGATCTTTGAACCCTGTTCAATGAGTGCAACAGTCGTTCCAACAGGTGCTTGTGAGTTAACATCCGCTATTTTTGCGTCAGCAACCTGTGCAAAACGCTTTCCAGAGTCAACAACAACGCCCAAAAGGTTCGCTAATGTGGCAGATGGCTCTTTGTATGGCAGTGGGATGATGGAATTTTTGAGATCACCACCTGGTACATCGATATCTCTGAACTCACCAGGGTTAAGAGGCTCATCATCATTACGAATACGAACACCTCTCGACTTAAAACCAGCCGGGAGATTAGATAAAGTACCCGCATCGATCAACTGCCTTAGAATCGATGTCGCTGCACGAGATAATCCACCGATTGTGTGCAGTAACCCGAATCCATAAAAACCAAAACCCGGTAAAAATTTGAAATGAACAAAATATTGTCGTTTTCTCTTTAATGGGTCTTGCTCTCTAAAGTTTCTAACCACCGATAGCACTTTTCCAGAGTTTTGATCAATGGTAACAATATAAGGGAGCATAACCCCCGAAGGATTCCCCTCCATATCCAAGTCTTCAAAACCTTCCAGATCCAAGTCAATGTGACATTCCAGTAACGTATAAGAGTCATCAGAGTAGTTTGGACGTAATCCCAACAACTCGTCAGCACGCTCTTGGATAGCACCTTCGTCTTCGCCATCGCTTGCTTCAGATAATTCAACATCTCTATATACTCCTGCTACTTGTAGTTTGCGAACATCATTATACGACATTGTGACAACATGTGTAACTCTTTCTGCTGTCATTAAGTCAGACGCAGAATACGGAACTACTAAATCTTCGGCTGGTACAAACTTGGAAACTGCTCTCTGTTTTGTTTCATCAAAGTAAACTTTCTTAAAAGTAGAACCTGTTAACGGCAAATAAAATAACATTTGATCTGTATCAGCATCGTATTCTTCCATAACTTCGGTTAACTGATAATTCATAAAATCTTCTACACGCTGTGCCTGATCTTCAGTCTCCTTGGTCGGTGCACCAAGAATCTGAGTCTTTACAGGACCGCCACTTGGTAACATTTCTTTGTAAGCCTGTGCTTGGAACTGGGTCACTGCTTCTGATAAAAGTGGATGAGTTACACCACTAGCACCCATAAATGGCTCACTTCTGTCTTCATAGTTGATACCAAGTAAACCTAAACCTTTTGCAATCGCTTCTTCCCAGTCCTCTCTTGATTCAACATCTTCACGAAACTTTGACTGAATATCAGAAGACAAATCTCCTAGAACAGAATCATCAAGAACTTCTGCAAGATTGGCTGTGTGATTATATTCTTCGGCTTCAACTTCAATTTCTTCTTCGCCAGCCATCTCAATGCCCTCGGGCATTTCTTCTGTTTCATCTACTGAAACTTCGATTTCAGCATCATCGTCCACCATCGATGGTCCACCTGCTCCCATAGATGGTTCCACCATTCCTGCGATTTGTCTAGGTTCTGTTGCCATTAGTATATCCTCGTGGTTCGTTTTTTGTTTGGTAACATTCTATCAGAGAATCTATTTTCAATTTCTATGTAAACTCCTTGGCTCGCTCTCACAGCACCACCTCTTTTCCAGCTTCCTGTGTCTTTGTATCTTTGAAAAGCCTGCATTAGTTTTCTTGTATCACCATCAATCCCCGGTGCATTTATTGTTGGTGGTTTTTGACGAGCTATACTTTTTTGTAAGTCAGCTGCTGCTTTTGCTCTCTCTTTTTTCGCTTGTTGTTCTGCTTTCACGGCTTGATTCTTTTTTTCTTGTGCAGCTAATTGTTTAGCTTCTCTAAATTTGTTTCTTTGTTCTGCCACTATCCCTGCTGGTTTTCTCAATCCTGGAACTTGATTATAAGATATTCTTCTAAGACGTTTATCAATATCACTATCTGATCCTGCAAATCTCAATAAATCATTATAACTTTGAAGATCTGAATCTATTAAACGTCTTCTTATTTCACCATCAGACATACCAGCTAATTCATTTTTTGGAATATCTTCAATGTTCCTTGGAGTGTACGCCTCATCTGGCTTAAGAAAAACACTCTCGTCTCTCGTTCTCCTTCTAACAGGTTGTACTGTGACTTCTTCAGCTTTTACAGTTTCTCTTAATTTTCCGTCCTTAGATTGTATAGTAACAGTTTTTGCATATGGGTTTACTTTTTCAACAACACCATTATCTATCTTCTTCGAACTAACAGTGCTACCCTTCTTAACCATAGCCTTGGTCGCAGATTTAAGACCCTGTTTTATTAACTCACCAAAACCTGACATTAATAATATTCCCTTGCTCTTTTTGGATACCAGTCCTCTGGAATCTCTTCGCCTCTTAAATCTATAAAACCACCCTGCCTAAAACGCATCAACGCTAACGTCATACTATCACAATAATCATCGTGATCTCCATTCGGAAAAGATGCAACCTCCTCTATCACATCTTCCGCAAACTTCTCACCATCAGGATACCACACTTTTCCCGATTCGAAAATAGGCGATACAATGTGCATCCTCATCGTCTTATCCATACCTCCACCACCTTTTCGCCTACCAGGACTAAATGTGGAAACAGGTAGATTTAATAACCTTAGTTCATCTGCCAAAGGTTGTCCACTCGCTTTTGCCTCAATCAACATTACATCAGGCTC